TATTTGCGAGTATGTTAGTAAAGCGTGCTTTTGAGACGGATGGTATTGTAGGAGATTCTGAAACAGTAATGAATTCTTCAAACAAATATAGAAAGTGTCAAGATCATATTTCTAAGTTTATTTCTGAGTTTGTTGAGAAAACTGGAAACCCTAAAGATAGAATTAAGAAAACAGAAATTAAAAATCAGTTTGATTTATGGTTTAAACAAGAGCAAGGAGCTAATAAAAAAATTCCGAAGGGTCAAGAACTGTATGAATATATGGATAAAAAGTTTGGACTAAATAAAACAACAGGATGGCATGGAATTAAAATTATTTATCCCACAAATGATGAGATGGATGAGATGGAAAATAATTAAGTAATATGTAAATTTGATAATTAAATATTATATTTTAGTGTATAATATTTATTGGTTTTTTTATTTTTATTTTATTTGTATTTATAATGACATTTTTAGTCTTGTAATAATGTTTTATGCGCATTTTTTGGTAATATATTGTATATATCGTAAATAAACAAAATTATTTTATCCAGAAACCAACTGGAAATAAATGGCAGTAAAATCATTAAAACAAATAATGCTATTCGAATTTTGAAACTGGTTTGGGTTGGAAATATAAAATTAAATATAACAAACCCTAATACAAAAATTGCGTAAATAATAACAAGAATATAATAATAAACAAAACCTAAATTACTAATTCCTTGGTCTTGATAATATGTTTTTCTGTCATTTGTCAAAACATCATTTGTTTCATGTTTTAATTTATCAAATAATTCGATATTTTCCTCTTTATATTTTAAATATAAGTCATAGACATTTTGTTTATTAACAATTAATCCAGAATAAGTTTTTATACTGAAGAGAATGTTTTGCGACTCATCATCAAAATTTTTTTTATAAAATGATGTTATTTTTTCAGCTTCTTTTGTCAGTTCGTTAGTTATTAGGTCATTGTAGGCTGGTTCACCTTGATCAAATACAACATAATTTTTTCTGGAAACGTATACATTATTGGGCCCACTTGCTAAATTAGTTTTAGCGTCTAAATATTTTTGTTTAAGTTCATCAATCTTTTTTTGTCTTTGACATTCTGGATTACAAGAGACAGCTTTTGCGGCTTCATCTATCATTGAATTGAATTTATTTAAATTAAAACTACTTGTGGTTTGTGAAGTAAGTTTTTCATTTTGGTCAATTAATTGTTTTTTTTCTTCTACTAATTTATTATATTTTTCTTGACAACTCATACTATATTATACAATTATAAGATTTTGAAATATAAATATTTATTTAAACAAATTAATAAAACTATCTGGTTCCTTTGGTTGAACTCTGTCATCACCATTTAAAGTAACATCAGTTTTGTATTTATTTGATCCCTTTGTAAGAGCTTGTTGAACCATACTTTCAGTAATAAAAGTTTCGGTGGTATTAGTATCGTTATCAATACATTTATCGGTTACACTATCATATGTTTGACCATCAGAACAACAAGCGCTACCTATACAAGTGCCAATATTGGTAATTTTAGAAGCCCATGGGTCATCAACATTAGTGGTAGAGCTTGAAGGAGCCGTTTTAGGGTCAAAAGACCAATTAAATGTTTGATATTCCATAGTATCACGACTAATAATAGAAAAATAACGCATCCATAAAAAGTAACTCCCAACAGCAGCAATTATTGATAATAAAATATAATAAATCATGTTAGGTAAAAATCCTTTACTATTCAATATTGCTAAAATAATTATTGGTAATAATGTAAAAATAATTGTCTTCATAAAAATGCTATGTTCGGAATATTTATCACCATAATAATTATTAATTTCAACCAATCGTATTTTATTATTTTTTTCTTGTTCTAAAATTTGTAAACGCCTTTTAGATTTATTTAGTTCATTTTCTACAATACCAATAGCAGCAGTTTGTTCTTGTAATGTTCCTTGCGAAGAACTTAAAGAATTATGAAAAAAATTATTAACTTGACTTAATGTTTTATATAAATTGATACGCATATTGGAAATTTGGTTCATTTTTTCGACAATTTGTTGTTGTTGAGATGTAGTTAAATTAGGGTTAGTTTCTAAACTATTAAATAATTGTTGTTCCATTGTCTGTAAAGATTGAATATCATTAAGTAATTGTTCATTATTTTGTTGAATTTCAGTTTGATCTGTCATATTATATAAATTATAAGAAGATAATTATATAATATAAATTAATTTATTTAATATTCATTGTCACTAATACTATTCCAGTTGCTAAAATACTCCAAAAAAGGTAATCATAATTTTTTTGTAAAACAACAATGTCACTGTCATCTAATATATTTTCAATATTATTATTATTGTTATAATTCTTCATCTTATTATCATTATTTTCAATGTTGTTTAAATAATTTCCAATTTCTTGAACATTTTTATGAGATTGATTTTCGAGTTGTTGACTGTCAGTATTAAATCGGGTTGTTAAATTAGATATTTGTCCGGACAGCAAATTTATTTTGCTTTGCATTTGTTCTAATTGTTGTTTTTGAATACTTGTTGCGTTTGTTAAACCATATGATTTTGCCATGGCTCCGCCATTAATATAATTTTGATATAGTATGGAATCTATATTATTCGTCGTGCTTTGCACACCAATTGGAGGAATATTTGGTGTTTTATTTCTAATATATAAACTCACCGCAGGATTGCTTTGTTTAGAACCTTTTGGATACATACTGGACGTTTTTGGATAACACGTATTCAAACTAAATGCGAAACCGGCACAATTAGAATTATTATTACAAGAAGTTTGACAGTTTTCAACGGTTGCGTTTCCATATGATGCACCTGGTATATCATAACCAGCACTATCAGTTGCTGTTATTTCTGTATATGTATTAGAGAATTTGGTGTTAGATGACGGATATTGATGCAATTCCGCATTTTGATCAATATAAGCGAGCGATGCCATATTACTGGGAAACCCAACATTACTCAAATCATATAAAGAGTTAGCTTCTACACCTCCTCCAATATTACCGTCAGCCATCGGTTGACAATTAATTCCAGTTTGATAAGTATATAAAACAAGATTTCCGTCTGTCTGCATAATTAGAACTAAATCACCTTTTGTAGAACTTAAAAACTCACCTGGATATAATATTGAGTCACTCGGCATCCAATTTTGTCCAAATTTATTTTTAGATGCGACCATTTTAGGATTGCCTTGTTGTTGTTTGCCATTAGTCATAGCGCACCATATACCACCTTGATTATCATTTGGACTGCTACCTAAATAAATACACATATTACCATCATCTTGAAGAATTAAAAAATATTTGGTTTCAGGTGTGTCGGTTGTATAAATTGCGTTAGACCAATCGCCGCCACTCCATGTTCCGTCTTTGATTTTAGTGCAGTTTTTAGCTACACCGTATTTTTTTGATTGACCTAAATTATTGCTGGTAAAACATTGGGCATTTTTACCTGTATTAGATGATTGTAACCCATAATATGTGGCTCCGATAGAGTCTGCTGCTTGTTGACAGGTTGTATTATTATAAGGACGTCTTCCTTTATTAAAAGCATTCATAGCTCTATTTGATCTATCTTTATAGCAACCAATATAATTGTTTGGAGGTGGAGTGCTATTTGGTGTTGAAAATACAGCAGTGCCAACTGAATTATTAACACTTAGGGAACCATTATCAAAACTGGCGCTATTACCATTTTGACCTGCAGTATTTGTATTCCATAAAGGCGTTTGTCCTGATATAGTATATGATATGCTATTTTTTGTAAGATTTTCATCATTTGAAACCGCGCAATAACCCTTTGAAGTAGTTTTATTTACATTTTGTAATGCAAAATATTTATATCCTCCATCAATAGCAGCTTGCTGACAAGCATTGAATGTATAAGTTCCATTAGCACTATTGTCTTCAGATTTGGGTTTTTCACCAATAAAAGTCATAGACGGTGAAGCTACACTATCAGTATAACAACCTTTATAAGTAGCCTTTGGATTATTCATTACTGTATTGACAAACACATTTACACCTTCATTCCCGACACTTTGTCCAATTTTTACAGGAGTGCCGGTAATTAGAGGTGGATTTGTTTGAATAGTTGCACCAGATGCTGTATAACCGTCAGACCAAGGTATAGAAACGGTTGTAAATTGTCCTTGAGCCGGAAACCCATTTTTGCCCGATACAGCAGCATAAATATTCATATCTGGAATATATTTTGCTACACCTTGATTTGTAACATAGAATAATGCGCCGCCTTGTAACTGAATTACTTTACCTAAATAAGGATTTTTAGAGCTTATCCTGTTAATATAATCGGTGGTGTTACCATTAACTTTACTTAATAAGTCTTGGTATTGTTTAAGAGTATTTTCATATTCGTTTTTCAAATTTTGAATAGTTTGTTGGTTAGTTTTGGATATATTTGTTTTTTGTAATAAACTTAATGTTTGTTTTGTTATACTTGGATCTTGATTGGTATTAGGTTGCTGAGTAAAAGCTTCAATACCGCTTAATTTATCGGAAGTTTTTTCTAAATTGTCCTTAATCCGTTTCTGAAATTTTTTAAATTTAGTCCCTTGATTTAAAGATAGACTTAGTGAATTTTGATTTTTATTATAGTTAGTAGCAGTGTCTGTTACGGATTTTTGTTTATTTAAATCGTCAAAATTTGAAAATAAATTCATTATACTTGTCATATTAATATAAATAGATACAAAAAATATATATATTAATAAATAACATTAAATTAAATATAATCAAAATGATGTTAAATGTCGAATTAATTATTTAAAGTCTTAAATGCAAAAAGGTGTAAATATATTATACATTATAATTTATTTTTAAAAAATTTTTAATAAAATTATATATACCTGTAAATAAATTTCTAACAGCCATTTTAAAATTATTAGTTAAATTTGAAATATCGGAAACATAAGAAAAAAATAATACGATAAAAACAAATACTAAATAAACGTAGCTAACAGTTCCTAATTCGCCACCACTTTGAATATAAGTGGAACTGGAAGTGGAATTGTTATTTGAGAATATGGATGAATATTTATATAATAAAATCACAAAACAAATAGCAATAATTAATAACAAGACAAAAGTATAATATCTTTGAGTAATTTTTATATTACTTTGAGATTGTGCTTGATCTATATTTTGATATGAATTAAGCAGTTTTTTTATTTTTTCTCTCTCAAGTGAAAGTTTATAATAACTTTGTATTAACTCATTATTCTGTTCTTGGCTTTTAGATTTTATAGAATTATACAAAGGTTCTCCTTCTTTAATTGTTTGTTGAATTTGTTGATTAGTTTTTAATAATTCATCATTAATACCTTTTATTATTAACAATAATTGTTTAGCCTCAGGAACAATAGCATAATCCGTATTAAGTGCTGGAGATAATTGTCCATCGCCGGTTCTTAACCAACACATAGGTTGTCCATGTGCTGAAGGATTAAACGTAGCTCCAGAGCATTTTGCGTTGGTAGCACATAATGCTTTACATTGTTCAATTGTGCCGCCAACAGAAACACTTTGTGAGTCAGCGGGTCCAGTTCCCCAAAATGTCTTACCTTTTGAGACAATAAATGTGGGGTTGCTAATATTTTGATCAGGAGTATTTTGATCTGGATTTTGTTGTAAATAATTAATATAATTTGATACAGCTTGATTATAAGAAGTAAGTTGTTTTTGATAATCTGATTTTAATTTTTCTAAATTCATTACAGTTTTTTTAGTTTCTTGACTATAATTATTAGATTTTTCTTTATTATTTTGATTATTAGATTTCATTTATATAGTTATAAAAGAAAACAAAAAATATTTATGTTTGTAAAAATAATATATTATTGATGACAAAGAGAGAAAAATACTTGTAGAAATTAATAAATTAGATGGGCTAATTGGCGGTGGTGGTGTTGGATTGTTAGATATTAATTTATATTTTTTTCTCTCTTCGTTGTCGCGAATAATTTTTCTAAAATTATCATTATTGGTTTTTTTCATATATTCATCAAAATAGCCATAATATTTATTATTTCTATAAAAAATAGGATTTGAAAAAGGTCTAAACATTTTTTAAATTATATTATATAAAAAAAATAAAATTTAAATTCAATTATATAGTAGGTTTAGTGGTAGTTTGAAAAATTGAAGGTCTACTAATTGAAGACATACTAATTGTAGGTAAAGAAATTTGACTACTCGTAAAAACTTTGGTTATGGTAATTCCAACAATTATAATACTTAATAAAAGTCCCCAATTTCGTAAATACCCAATATCATAAATTTCGCTATAATTATGTATCATTTCGGTTGCACTATTGCTTTTTTCCTCAACAATACCTAATTTCTTTTTGAGTTCAATATTTGTTAGCCTTTCTTTTTTAATTAAAACATCAAGAGCTAACAACTGTTTATTTATTTTATCTATATTTACTTCAACATTATTCGAAACCATAAATAGAGAACTGCTCAATGAATTGACATTAGTTTTGATGTTTTCAAATGCTGATTGATATTCGGGATAATTGGGATTTCTATTATAAAAAACAAAATACTTAACAAAATCATCTAAAATAGCAGGCAATTGTTTGTTTAATGTAGTAACATTTTCTATAAAAGTTTTAGGGTTTTCATAATGTTCATCTAAAATTGCTTCATTGTTTAGGTTCATAATATTATTATATATATTTCAATATAAAATTAATATTAATTTTTATTAAAGTGATATTAATTAAATAAAAAATTAAAAGTTCAAATTTTCACCAAAACTAAGGAGTTTATTGACATATTCCTGGGTTTCAATAAATCCTCCAACGAATGTTCCATTATTAAATATAATTGGGAATTGTTTTACCTCTTTATTAGCAAGTTCTTTAATAAATAATAAAAAGGCATTTTTGTCTTCAATTAAAAAATCATCACAATCGATGACTTCAAAACAAAATTTTTTATTAATTAGCAAGTCCTTTACATTTTTACAATTAGGACATCCACTTTTGCTATAAATTGTAAAACCAGTTTCTGTAGGTTTAATTATGTTCATATTATTAATATAATAATATAAAATTTACAATATTTAAATACAAATTCTATAATAATTTGCTTCAATAGCCGTTTTACTCGGCCGAATTATATGGCATACTTTACCCGGTCTTAACCCTATAGCCCTTGCCACAGGATCAAATCTTGAAATATCCGGTAACTGAATTTTATCAGTAATATTATATTTTTTCATGATTTCTACAACTTCGGTTTCAATCATTACTCGATGTTCAGGAACTAATGTATGATTTAAAATATTAAATTGTAGTCGTTTAATACTTTCAATAACAATAAATATTCCGTCCGTTTCCCAAATATGTTTAAGTTCATTTGTTAGAGTTTCATTAATTTCATC